GCGCCGGAGAAGCTGACGCAACAGGCACAGCTAGTCCTATAACTCAAGGTGATACAACAGGTGATCAATAAATGTATAATTTTACCAGCACAGATCCTGAAGGATCTTCCCCTACACAAGGCCAATTAGATCAAGCAATACACCATGCATTTGTTTCATATCCTACTCCAAAAAATTATAATATAGGAATATGGCAACCTCATAAAGTTAACAATCATATTATAAAAGATATCTGGAAGTTTCTAGAAAACTATTGTAACCTAGCGTTTGATTATGAATCAATGCTACAAGCTAACAAGCAAATTTGGTGGATGATATATCCAGAAAGCAAGGAAGTTGAATCAAACAAAACTTTCAATAGTGTTGAAACAATAATTAGCCGTGAAAATATTGTAGATATTATTACTAAAATGAATTATTTTAAAGGCACCGCATTTGACAAATTATTTGAGGAAGATAACAAAAAAGGTTCTTATAATTCTATGAGTTCTATTGTTACAACTTTGATAAGACAATATTTGCCTAGTGTATATATGAAACTTCAAGCAATTCAAGAATATTTGTATAATAATTATGGATATCATCCTAGTAATTTAAATAAAATGTTTCAATTTTCATACGAATTTAATTACACGTTCGGCAAATACTTTAATAATATTCCTGTGATCCCTATCACAATGTCTACTTACTTTAGTATTCCTAGAATAGTAAAACATTTGCCTAGAGACGAAATAATACAAAATGAGTCTGGATCAATGCTAACACAAGCACCTCGTCCTCTTAGTTACGATGATCAAAATTTTAAAACGTTCAATCCTGCATGTTGGTGGAATAAAGAAGAAAACACTATAGGTAGACGATTAAATATACAAGAATTTAAAGATAACTATCAAAACAATCCAGTGAGAGAAGATTTACGTAGCAAAGAACTAAAATTTAATCTAAAGGATGAATTGTTTCCTAATGATAATTACAAACTGTTTGTAGATAATATTACTCTTTAGATTAATAGTATAAATAGTTTTATGTTATTAATGGAACTAATGAGTACAGAAAAATCTGTAGAAAATATTGAAAAACCGTATCAGGATAATACTGCATTACGTTTAACTGATACAAGAAAAACACGTCTAACTTTTGAACAATTAAGTAAATTACGTAAATTAGCAGACTTAAAAGCTGCTGAATATCAGGAATCACTTAAAGATATTAGACGTCAATTTGCTCCTGCACCAGCGGCAGAATAGCATAAATTTTAATTAGCAGACTTTTTGAACCAAAAAGTACGCATTTTATTACACTTCCCAAATAAAAACTAAATAAAACTACAAATGCCTTGTGAATAATTACCTATTCACAGATAAAAAGTATAATAGGAGTGACGAATGTCAGATAACAATAAATTTGAACAATTGATTGAACTGTTCATCGCAGAAGATGAGCAAGGTGCAAAAGATTTGTTCCATGAGATTGTGGTTGAAAAATCACGTGACATTTACGAGAGCCTCGTAGATGAAGAGCAAGTAGAAGAGACTGCAGAAGTCGAAGAAGATGCAGAAGCAGTAGAAGAGTCAGAAGACGAAGCTGTTGAAGAATCAGAAGAAGCAGTAGAAGAATCAGGATTTGATGAAGCTGAAATTGGCGGTGATCAATCTGATGATATGATTGACGATATTGAAGCAGACGAACAAGGTCTATCTATGGAAGCAGATGCTGACGATGAAGAGATTGAAGATCGTGTAGTAGATATCGAAAACGCACTAGAAGAATTAAAAGCAGAATTCGACGCACTAATGGGCGGAGATGATGCAGAAGGCGGCGATGCAGAAATGGACATGGATATGGATATGGACATGGATGCAGGCGACGAAGAAGGTGACGAAGAAGGTGATGAAGAAGAAATGGAATCAGTAGAAGAAGAGACTGAGGAAATGGTTCGTGAATACACCGAAAAAGCTCCGGCACCAGTTACTGCAGAGCAAGGTGATGGATCAGCAGGTCCAGTTGCTGGCAAAAACGACATGGGCGGTTCTGCAAAGAACTTAGCACAAGGCGGTGAAGAAAAAGGTGGAGCAACACCAAAATCTACAGTACAAACAGATGCGGCTAATCCAAAAGGCGCAACAATGAGTAAAGCATAATCATGTTATACTTGAGAGAAAACCTAACCTCCAAAGAGGCAAACGTTGTTTATGAAGCAATGGAAAAGCCAGGTGGCGGCAAGGATCTCTACATGAAAGGTATTTGTATCCAAGGTGGGGTAGAGAACGCAAACAAGCGTGTCTACCCTGTCAAGGAAATTACAAATGCTGTAACTACCATCAACGAGCAAATTAAAAAAGGCAATAGCGTTTTAGGCGAAGTTGACCATCCAGATGATCTCAAAATTAACTTAGATCGAGTAAGCCATATGATAGAAAGTATGTGGATGGATGGACCTAATGGGTATGGTAAATTAAAGATTCTTGAAACACCAATGGGATTATTAGTGAAAACTATGATCGACGGTGGAGTAAATTTAGGAGTTAGTAGCAGAGGTAGTGGAAACGTAACAGAATCCACTGGTCAAGTTGCTGATTTTGAAATTGTCACGGTAGATATCGTGGCGCAACCGAGTGCACCGAATGCATACCCTGTAGCGATTTACGAAGGACTACTTAACATGCGTAACGGACACAAAGTACTAGAGATGGCTCGCGACGCAAGTGGCGACGCTCGAGTACAAAACTACCTGAAAAGCGAAATGGCTCGTTTAATTCAGGACTTAAAGATCTAGGAGATCCAGATGCTAGATGCTATTAAACCACTACTTGATAGCGATCTTGTTAACGAAGAAACTCGTTCAGCAATTGCGGAACAATGGGAAGCAAAGATGAATGAGACTCGTACACAAGTAACTGCAGAACTTCGTGAGGAGTTTGCAAAACGCTACGAGCATGATAAATCTACAATGGTTGAAGCCTTAGATAAAATGGTCACAGAAGGTCTTACTACTGAACTTGAACAAATCGCTGAAGAGCGTAAATCAATTTCAGAAGATCGTGCTAAGTTTGTTGCAAAAATGCAAGAAACTTCAGGTACATTTGATAAGTTTTTAGTTAAACAACTAAGCGAAGAAATCAAAGAACTTAAAACTGAAAGAGCAACACAACAGTCACTAGTAAATAAACTAGAGGAATTTGTAACTGCTCAATTAGCTGAAGAGATCCAAGATTTCCAGAAAGATCGTCAAGACGTTGTTGAAACTAAAGTTAGACTTGTTAAAGAAGCCCGTACAAAGTTTGATGATTTAAAATCAAGATTTGTTAAGCATACAAGTAAGGCTGTTAACGAAGCAGTGACTGGTTATCTAAAAGGTGAAATGAATCAACTTAAAGAAGATATCCAAATAGCAAAAGAAAATTCTTTCGGACGTAAAATATTCGAAACTTTTGCTACTGAATTCTCATCAAGTCACTTGAATGAAAATCAAAAAATTAAGCAACTAGAAGCTGAAATTAAAAAGTCAGCAGACGAAATTGCTAAGATTAATGAGAGTCTAGAAGAGAAATCAAAAATAGTTGAGAGTAAAGAGCAAGAAATTGCTATTATTCAAGAAAGCGTTGAGCGTAAAGAAACACTTAACGAACTATTGAAGCCACTCAACAAAGATAAGGCAGGCATAATGACTGACCTACTAGAAAGCGTACAGACTTCAAAGTTGAAGACTGCTTTCGATCGTTATCTACCGGCTGTTTTAGACGGAAAATCTGTAATTAAAGAAAGTAAAAAGTCTATAATTAAAGAAAACCGTTCTGAAGTAACAGGAGATAAGCAACCAAAACCTCAAACAACAGAAGTGAAGGAAGAAGATAATAATATTGTTGATATCCGTAAACTTGCTGGTTTGATGAAATAAAGTACTATAGAGGAGACTTAAATGTCAGACGTACTATTAGAAAGCCGTTGGGATGATACCAAATCTGCACTTCTTGAAGGTTTAGAAGGTAATCGCCGTAACAGCATGAGCGTTGTGTTAGAAAACACAAAGCGTTACTTACAAGAGGCAGCAACATCAGGTGCATCAGCCGCTGGTAACGTAGCAACATTAAACCGTGTAATCCTTCCAGTGATTAGACGTGTTATGCCAACAGTTAT